CGTTTCTCTTACTTCTAAATCTCTATCTTGACGTTTATCCATTTGCGTTCTCCGTTTTTAAAAGTTCTTTTGCATATTGCTCTGGTGTTAACTTAAACTTTTTAGCTAAAGCTAACTGTGTTTTAGTCAGTCTCACTTTTTTAGGTGCGGTTGACCGGGTTGCAGGAGCAACAACAGTAGAAGGTTTTTTAGTGCGTTGGGCAGGTTGTCCTTCCAACGATTCAGTTTCCCCAAAGTAATTCGGGAATGTTTCGCGCATAGAATTATCTATACGTTTATAATATGCTTCCGATGACGGCATTATTCCCTCGTTATTAACGAGTTCATCATGCAGACCTAAAGCGTAGCCTGTCATCGCTCTATTTTTTCCAAACCAAGGATTATTATCCTGCCAAGCAAGTGCTTTAGCGTCTGGTTTTGGTGCTTCAGATTGTATATTGTTACGTGACTCTATTTGTACACTACTTTCACCGTTTTGTAAAGGTGTTTCTTGCATATACTGGGGTTTTAAACCAGATGCCTGTGCAAGTTTATATTGAGCATCATTCATTCTTGATTGGGCTTCAATAATCTTTTCCGTGTCACCTGAATCATAAGCTTCACGATATTCTCGTTTAGCTAAAGCTAACTCTTTCTCAAAAGACTCTTTTAAAGTTTTAAGGTAATCAGCTTCTCCTGTACTTAGAGTAGTTTTAAGTTGTTTATTCTCCTCTATGATGCGCTGAGCATGTTTTACAGCTTCTTCTCTTTCACGGTCTAAAGCTTCTTTTGCTCGTCGTTCATCATGCCAAGCTTTTTTCAACTGAGCCATTCTTTCTTTGACTCGTGATGAATACTCTTCTAGATTGTCTTCTTCTAGTTCTTGTTTTACTTTCTCTGGTAGTGGGTCACGTCCCCTGTCTTCTGGAGGAGTATCATCTTCTTCCTCAATTTCAAATTCAAGTTCTGCTTTAGCCTCTTTTTTAGCTGCTACAGCTTCTTCGTAGTCCTGTTTATCCTCAGAGGATTCGAGTTCAACTTCTGTTTCCTCACCTTCCATCTCTAATTCTTCAGGAATTTCATTTATAATTTTAGCCATACTTACTCCTTATGCGCGTTCGTAGCCACGTGGGTCATCGACCACTGCTTCTACGGTATCGTCGTTAATGATGCGAAACTCTTTGCCGTGAATCTTAATCCGAGTTCCAGAATATGCCCTAGTAATAACGAAGTCTCCTTCTTTACACCATGGTCCTGTTGGGAATCTATCCTTATCAGCATAAGCCATATCACCCATTTTAATAACAAACAAAACTACAGTTGAATGCTCTTCAATATTTCTTGTTCTGTCTGCTTTAATTATTCCACTCTCATACTTTTCATCAACATTAGGCACAGCGCATAGTATGCGATAGCCTTTGACTTCGGGTAATTGAGTAGGTTTTTGTTCTTGTTTAGGTTCTTCAGTAGACACTGACCTTCCTTTAGTATCTACAATAGATTTATTTGGCGTAATGATTTCACTCATTGTCGTCCTCCATATTTTTTGCAAGGTCTGCTATGTGTCTTTGTGCAATCATGAGACCCCGAATAATGCCTGCACTGTTTTGATATTGAGCAAAATCTTTTGCTTGCCCATCACCTAAATTTTCTAAAATTATATTGCGTTCTTCTTCTAACTTTTCAGTTAAAAGTTTTAACGTTAAATCCATTTAATGCATCCCTTCTATAAAAAATTAAAATTAAAATTAACTCTTCTATTTGCATCAGTACATGATGTACTTCCATGTAACTCCGAAGAATCAAAAAACAACATTCTATTTGCAACTGATTTTATTTCTGTACCATCTTCTAAAACTGTAAACCCATTACAAGTATTTAAAGAATATACTGCTCCTTTGTGAGGAGTGTCTTGGTCTGTATGCATTTTATATCTATGTAATTCTTTAGTCTGAGGAAATAAATTAGCCTTACATCTAATTAAAGACATCATATCCATTCTAGGAAGAATAAATGTTTTAATTGCCTCAAACCAATTACTATGTACAGTACACATATCATAAAAATGGTGCTCAAAATAACAATCTGTATCGTCACTTAGCCCTGATACACTCTCTATAAAATACCAAGGGAACTCACCATCTTTAGTCAAAAATATATTTTGTATTGCTTTAAAATCTTCAGTAGGTAAAAAATTATCTACTATTTTATAATCACTCACTACTCGCCTTTCTTAAATCTTCTATCCTTTTCTTTTTGTACAACATCAACTCCAATTTTTGCCCCTTCCATAAGTTGCTCGGCTTGAAGTTTTTTATCGTCCGTTACTGCTTTTACTCCTAAAGTAGCACCAGCAATTCTTTCTTGTGAATCAATTCTAAATCTGTCTAGTTCAAGTCTGGCTTTTTCAAGTTCGGTATCAGCTTGCATTTTTTGAGCTTTAGCTTGAGCTTCCATTTCTTTAATAGCTAATTCACGTTGTTGTATTTGTGTAAGTGGGTCTTGTGCAACTTGAGCAGCTTCTTGTTGAGCTACTTCAGTTTGGTTTTTCTGTAATAGTTGTGCAGAAGCACGAGCTACTAGTCTTGATACTTCTAATTCTGCATCTTCTGGAAGTACTTCGTTTGGTTTAGGTAATGGTACACCTAATTGTTCTTCAACTTGTTTTCTATATTCAAATGCTAAATGTTCTGCAATATGTGATTCTAAAACAGACTGAACTACACCAGCATTAGGACTTTGACCTACTAACTGTCTAATTTTAGGGTCATTCATAAAGTTCATATGTACATCTAAATGAGCTTGGTGGTCCTGATATAAGAATGCTTTGACAGGCTTACCATTTAATATATTCATGTTTTCTGATATTGGGTCAACTGGAGTGACTTCATCAGGATTAGGTATTAACTTATCTGTATTTTTAACCCCTAGAATATCTAGCATTTGACGGTTTAATTCAACCATATCATAAATATCTGGATTAGCTTGTGCCATTTGCATGACTGCTTGATACTGAACAACTTTTTGTGACATCGTTGCAGCATTAGGGTCAGATACAGGAATAACTTCTACCATATCATAATCAGACTGTTTAACACTTCTATTACCTTCGTCTGGGTCATATGAATAATCAGTAGGAGTATAATCCTTAATAATACCTTTAAGAAGTTTGAATTCTTGTTTCATTGCATAGTGAATACGAGCTTGAACAGCTGACATCACTTTGAGTGTTCTTTCAAGAATAGCTAATGTAGTACCTACAGGAGCGTTGGCTGACATATCTGATACTTTTAAATCTGCAGCAGAAGCAAATCGTCTACCTTCTTCAATGATTTGATTCATTAACTGATTGAGAACCTGTGATGGTTCTTTATAAGGCAGAGGTAATATATTATCTCTGATTGTGCCTGATGGTACATCTACATCACGGAATTCAGCTGGAGCGATTGGTGTTTCATCTCCTTTAATTCTAAGTCCTCGTGTTTTAAATCCACCTGGTAAATTTGATAATGTTCCTGCATCAACTAATTGACGTAATAACATAGTGCCTGATTTTGCAAAAGCGCCAATTAAATGAATTAAACCAAAACAGTAGAAACCAAACCCTGGTACATATCCATAATGTACAAAGTGCTGACGTTTTTGTTTATTTTTATCGTCGGGGTTCCAGTTACGTCTAATAGATAAGATAGTTTGCGTTGAGCGTTCAATGGTTACAACATATGGTAGTGCTATACCTGTTTGTTCTCCATCTTGCTCATCTTCGTAACCTTCTAAATCAAGGTCAACGTGCATCTCTAATATCTTAAATCGGTTGTCTGTTGTTGCATTGAATCCCATCTTCTCTGCAATTTTCTTTTCAACTTCTTCTAAGTCATGTGAGGGTTCGCCTAAGTCTACATCGCGATAAAATCCTGCTACTTGTAATTTACGTAACTCATTTTGTGTTTTTCGCATAACATGAGTCACACGTTCTGCTGACTCTAAATCTGAAGCCCCATAAGGTACAACTAAATCTTCAGCAGGAATATACATAGAAACCTGACGGTCTAATGAAGGGTCAAAATAAACTTTTTTAAATGCATTACCGGCTAATCCTAAACCCCATAACATTCTTTCGTGTTCAGGTCTATACTCAGTCATAACATCAGTTAACTGATAGTTCATATCTTCTTTTACTCTATCAGCAGCTTCTTCTTTTTCTTTGGTTACTTTTCCAACGATTTGAGTTTTAACAGGACCAGAAGCAGGAAATGTTTCAGTCATTGTTTCTGCTTGGAACTTAACAAGAGTTTCTGTCATTAAGGGGTGAAATACATTACATGCGCCTTCCCACGGCTCACTTCTATCTTCAATTTTAAGACCTAATAGTTCTAATCCATCAACATAAGTATCTAACCAATCACGTCTAGCAGATAAATCACTTTCATAATCTTCTAATAAATCACTAGCTAAATTTTGAAGGGAATCTTCATCTATCTCTTCGGCAAGATTGGCATTGAATTCATCATCTTCCATTTCATCTTTATCAAATTCAATTTCTAAACCACCCGCTTTGATTGTTACTTCTTCTGGGTCTTCAATTTCAATTTCAACATCAGGCTCCATGTTAGCCACTTTTTCCATCATATCATCTATGCCTTGTGGAGCTTGTGATATTCCCTTATCTATGTCATTTACTGCCATAATGATTAGCCTCTATTAATAATTTTATCAAAGTAATGTTTTTGGTTATCCCCAAGTAACTTAACATAATTCAAATGCATTAGTTTAACCGTACCGCCACCTATGTACTCATTAGTCCAATGTTCTACTTCGTTCCCTTTATATATAATACCTTGTCCTTGTTTTAATTTATGGGTTTCTTCTTCACCTTTTAGGTTCTTAAATTTAAATTCCCAATCCCACCAATCAGAACCAATACATAATAGCACTGTAATCTCGCTTGCCTCATCTAATTTATGGGGTTCAACATTACTCTTCTCACCCCAAGCTTTATATAAACTATAAGTTGGTATCACAGGGTCTTGTAAAAAAGAAGATATTTGTGGATTTAAAGCGGTGTGCACCCCTACTGTATATTTTTCATTATATTTATAATTACTAGTGCCTTCTTTTATAAAGCCTTTATTTGTAAGTTTATCATTACTCTCATAATACCCCATAAGTTGTGCGGCTTCATT